GCAATGGCGTTATAGGTGCCGGAACCTGCAGAGGTCTCGATCGAGAAGGTGGCGAGGTAGCCGATAGTTGCAATGGTCATTTGGGGCGCTCCAAATAAAACGCCCCAACCAACGGTCAGGGCTGGTTGTGGGGTTGGCTCATGGCGAAACGCGCCCGGACAAAGCCGCGCGTGATTTCAGGATGATGGGCAGATTTAGGGTTAGGCTGGGGCGTGCCAGGCCATTAGGTCGAGGCTGGTCGAATAGATCTCGTCCGGTTCAGCGCCCTCATAGTCGGAGCGGATGCCGTCGATCGTGATCGATGAAAACTTAATGCCTAATACCGTGCCGCTGTAACCGCTCACAGCAGCCTCTAGGGCGCGTGCGAGGCCAACTGAGGCGGCATAGGTCGCGCCATAGCAATCAGCCTGCACGCGGCTCTCTGTGAGGCCAGAGGGGCCAGTCATGTGCATGTCGGGCTGGCCGCTGATACGGTGCAAAACGACTGCTGGAAGGGCCGCGCCTTGAGGGCGGTTGACCCAGTAGATCCGCGTTGAAGTCAGAGCCGCTAAGCCGACATTAGCCAGCAGGGCAGAGCGAAGGGCCTCTTCCATGATCAGCCAATCTTCAAGTTGCGGCGGGTCTGACGTTTAGCGGCACGAGCAGCATAGGCCATCACCTCAGCCCCGACCTTTTCGCCAATCTCACCAACGCAGGTCAAAGCGTGCATGTCATAGGCTGGGCGCATAAAGGGGCTGGGTTGGTTGCCGGGGTGCTTGATCTCTTTGACCTTGCGAAAACCGTCTGCCGTCTTGACCATCAAAAACTGGCCGGACTTAGCCCTGATCGTGTGAGGCTTAACGCCAAATTCTTGGTGGACGCTTTCAGGATAGGCACCGACGCGAGAGGCTGGGCCCATATAGACCTGAACCGAGCTCTTTAAGTCGCTGCGATATTTGCGAACGCCCTTGCGCTGTGAGCGCTCTGACAGAATGATTGAGCGCTTCAAGACGCCTCGCCCATCGCTTGGGGCTAGCCGTTCAGCCTCAGCACGCATGGGTTCCATTGCCGCCATAGTGGCCCGCTGCAAGATCTTCTTGGCTGCGGCCCGTGGCAAATCGCTCAGGGCCTCAGTGATCTCGCGTAGGCCCTCAACATGAACGCGGGTTCGGACATAGTCATTCACGCGACATACTCCCCGCGAGCCGCCGCCGTGATCTCGATGCCGTCTCGATAGCCAATCTCTTTGACGCCGTAGATCTCGAAGGTGCGGCCATCAAAGATTAGGCGATCCTTGGCATCAACCGTGCTGGTTGCGATCGACCAACGGACCACAAAGCGGGTTGTGATATCTGCCGCCCTCTCATCTGCCCGAAACCGCTCGCCGTCGCTTATGGGGGTCATCGAGGCCCAGAGATTGGCGATCGTCGCCCAAGTCCGCGCCTCGCCGCCAAAGCCGTCCAGCGTCACCGTAGCGCGCTGAATATAGACGCGGCGGTCAAGCGTTCCGGAGAGCATGGTTAGACTGAGGTGCCAATGATCACGATCTCATAGGTCACGCTTGTGCCAGCGCCGCCGTTGAGGATCTTGATCAGGTCAGCCGTCGCAGCCGTGACCGTCCAGCCCGTGCCGGGATGGGCAACCAAGAACACGCCGCCTGGGCGAACCGCTAGGGTGTGGGTCGATGCGCCGAACGGGCCAACAAAGGCGTTGGTTGCCGCACCGCCGACGATCACGTCATTGGTGTTGCCCGCATCAGCCTTGATCAAGATCGCCTTGACCTTGGCAAAGGCATTGAGGGCACCGAGGACGTCAGTTCCAGCGCCATTGAGGTCGATGTTTTCCGAAGCCGAAGCCGCGAGGGTGGACCTGTAATAATATTCTTTGTCAGCTTGGCTCGCACCAGTGCCGGGCGTGATCAGAACCGTTCCGATCAGATCCACATCTGGGCCGGTGCCCGATGCCGCTGCAAGGGTCGAGGCAACCGTTGAATTGATACGGGCGGTGATTGTGGCGGTAACAGTCATGGCGAGCTCCTAGATCATCTGGTTGCGGTAGCTGTCGAGGATCGCAGCCACGCCGAAAGGGATTTGCGTCATCGTATCGCCCGCCGCCTCGCGGTTGGCGTACCAATGACCAATGAGCAATTTGATAGCCGCCTTGAGGCTGGCCGGAACTGTTGCTGCGCTCAGGCCATAGCCCGCAACAAAGTTGACCTTGATGGCCCCCGGCTTGTCGTAAATATCGGGCCAAGTCTTGCCATAGGCGGGCTTGATGGTGACGGGGTATGTGTCCAGGTCGAACGCATAAGATGTCGGCGCAAGGGTCTGCGTCACATTGGCCGTGTCGACATAGGTGATTGAGGAAATGGCAGAGACTGGGCCAAGCCTAATCTCGATGCCCTTTGCAGGAAACGTATCTAAAGATTGACGCCATGTCTGGGCAATCAGCGCCACGCCGATCCCATGAGGGCCGTCAATCATGCTGGTCGCAGCTGCGATCCAAGCCGAGATCTCAGCATCGCTGTCATCGTGATCAATGCGCAGGTGCATCTTGGCCTCAGCCAAAGTCAGCACGTCGACGGCAGGCGCAACAGTGCGCGCAAGGTTGGTCCATGCTTTCACGGGTCAAGCCTCACGCGCATCGCTGGGGAAGGATAAGGGGCGACCGAAGCCGCCCCCGTAGGCTTAGGAGGCTGCGTTGACGAACAGCTTCACAGCGCCGCCGTTGTCGATCAGGTTGCCGCCTGTGCGCATCCACGCAAGGAAACCAACTTGGCCGAGCTTGGTATAGGCGCTGTCGGTGAAGCGGAACATTTCCATGCCCAAGACGTCGCGGATCGTATATTCGCCCAGCGCACCAAACAGGATCGACTTGGCGCTAGCAGCCATGACCGCCATGTCTTGGTTGACAGTGACGCCATAGCCCAGCAGCTGGTCAGGTGCCGTGAAGGGCGCGCCGCCTTGGGTCGACTCATAGCCAGGTGTGAAGATTGGACGCCCTGCGGTGTCCTTGATCTTGCGGATGACCTTGATGCTGGCATCGTTCATCATGAACGAGCAGTTGCCCTGAGCGCGATAGGCTGGATCGACCGAGTGAACCAGATCGATCAGGCTATCATAGAGGATAGCGCTGACCTGGCTGGTCGAGTTGGCAGCGGTCACGCCCGTGCCTGCAGCGGTCACGATACCGTTAGGCTGTGAAGTGCCAGTTCCGGTCGTGTAGTGCGTGTTAGTGATGCGGCCCAGACGGGTTGCAAGGCGACCGCGGATAAAGGCCTCAATATCGACATTGCTGTCTTGAAGCAGCTCGAAAGGAACCGCGACGATCTTGCTCGAATATTTATAGACGGGCAAACCGATCTGCGTGAACACAGGGTCGGCAGCGGTCGCGGTGGTGTTTTGCGCGATGATTTCGCCAACTTCCGAGGTGCCGTCCGAGGCTGGGAAAGCCAAAGGATTGCCCTGTGAGGTCTGCAAGATGGTCGAGGTTGCGCGCATCCCGCCGTAAGCCTTCAGAGCATCGAGGATGCTGTTGGCGACGTCAGTCTGAACGGTGAAACCACCTTCAGAGTTGGTGCTGGTGGACATGGTGTTGCGAATGCCAGACCAATCAGCGTTGGTCAGGGCAGCATCACCGCCGCGCAGCCACTTGGCATAGACAGCCTTGGCATCTTGGCCCGCGTCATGAGCGTGGCGAGCTGAGGCGTCGGCCACTTGATGCGTCAAAGCATCGTTGACGGCCAAAGCATTGACGGCATTGATCCGCTCGATCTGCGATGCCAGGGCGTCGATTTCGGCCATACCAGCGTCATAGACAGACTGATCTTCCGAGGTCCAAGCGCCGGGCTTGTTGACCATAGCGGCCAAGGTTTGGGCTTTCGCGGATTTGGTCCCGCGCAGGTCTTGAATGCTCATTGAGCTTTCTCCATAAAAAAAGCCCCGCGAAAGCGAGGCTTGGGGGGTCTGCTGCTGCGCGGGCTTGCGCTAGGCAGGGATTAGGGCCATCCGAGTGGCGTGTTGCCGGACACGGTGGCCAATTTCGTCAGCAGGATCTGCTGGTTCTGCTGGGGGTGTAGAAAGAGCTTCCATCGGATCGATCGGATCAGAGGCCTCGTCAGCCTCGTCAATCTCGACCTCAACAGTAACGGTCACGCAGGTGGCCTGAGGTGGCGCATCATAGGCCGACAGATCCCAGATCTTGGATGGGCTCTCAGCTTTGATGCCAGACGCTGCAACCTCATCGCAGAGGCCAGCGCTCAGGGCCTCATCGCCCGTGAACCATGTTTCAGTTGCCATCAGAGCCGCAAAGCCCGAGGCATCGCCGCCCGCCTTGTCCGCATAGGCCTGAGCCAACGTGCCATCGACCTTTGACAGCAGGTCTGCAGTCTTCATCAGGTCGGCGCTGTTGCCGACAGCCATCGTCCAGGCGTTGTGGATCATCATCATCGATCCGGCATCCATGATGCACTTGTCAGCCGCGATCGCGATGACCGAGGCAGCAGAAGCCGCATAGCCGTCGACGTAAGCGGTCACCGGATAGGGATAGGCCCCGATCGCCACTTTCATGGCCTGAGCGGCAAAGACATCGCCGCCAGGTGAATTGATGCGAAGGCTGACAGGGCCAGTCATGCTCAAGAGCGTGCGAGCAAAAGCCTCTGGCGAAACGCCGCCAAAATATTCAGCTTCAGCGTCCGATCCGACGATGACGTCATAGATATAGATCACGTTGCCTTCAGCCTTGAAGGTGCCGCGCTTGGCGTTGGCCGAGAACAGATTAAAGAGGCGGTTGAGGCGCAATGGCTGGCCCTCCTTGATTGAGGTCGTTGCCGCCGTCTAGCCGCTTGAGCGACAGGCGAGCACGAGCCTCATTGATGGTTAGGAAGCCCGGTTCGCCCGAGCGTCCGATCGCGATGCGCATACTTTCGAACATAGACTTGGTGTCTGCCCGTTCGAGCTCAGTCGTATCGAACAGGGCGACCTTAGACGCCGTGCGGAAGAGCTTTCGGTTGATCTCGTTTTCGATCTTGTTGAGGTGCTGGCGCAGAGCGTAGCGAACAAAGCCCGTTCCCATCGCCTCGACACCTGATCCCCAAGATGTGGTCTTTTCGTTGTGGCCGATCATGAACGGTGGGATGCCGTAGATCCGCGCAATTTCCTCAATTGCAAACTGGCGTGTCTGCAGCAGCTGCATGTCCTCAACCGGCATCGAGACCGTCCGCATCGTCATGCCGCCGGTCAGAACCATCGGCTTGTGTGCGTTCTCAGTGCCCTGATGTCGGCTCGCGATCTGATCGCGCAGGTTATCGATCGTCGCTGGCGTCAAGTTGCCTGGTGCCTCAAGGGCATAGTCGGGTCGACCTGAGTTGGCGAAGAACCGCGCCGCATAGTCTTGCGTTGCCAGGGCGACCGCGCCCGTCATGCGCAGGTGATAGCGCAGAGGCGATAGGCCCCGGCAACCATCAAAGCCAAAGCCCGCAAAGTGCAGAACATCGTCCTGGTCAAGGATCTCAAAGTCTTGGTTTGTAGGCTTTGGGATCGTCCAGTCTGGCTCGATGCCATAAACCAGCCGCGAGCCATCAGAGAGCGGCGCAACCGTCACCCGTAAGGGGTGGATGGGCTCAAGGCCGACAATGACGCCAGATGACAGGCGCTTGATCTTGGCAAATCCATCGCCGTGCAAGAGCAGGGACTGGGCTAGAAACTCCCAAGCATTGGCAGCTGACCAACGGGCCGTGAACTGCTCGTTCAAGATCCACCAGAGCTCATCAGAGGGTAAGCGGTCGCGCTCGCCGTCTGTCGATCGTTTATAGATTTCCATCGGCAGGGCTGCGATAGCGCCGCCAAGCAGATTGACCGAGGCAAAGATAGCCGAGACCGTCAAAGCGCTGTGCTCTGTCGGCAGCGTCAGGCCGCCCGTGACCATATTGATGTCATCGAAAAAGCTAGAGCCACGGGTCAGCATTGGCTGCTGGGCGACATTGTCGATGCCGTAACCGATGCTTTCGAAGTCGTGCGGCATCCGCATCATAGGATGATGATCTCGGGCATTACTGAAACCTCGCCCGTTCTCTCTCGCGCCTTGATGCCGATCGCCATAGCCAGAGCCACAGCACCGTCAATCCGAGACGCCGATTTGCCTTTGTCCAGCTTGCGATTGCCCGCCGGGTCGAGGCTCACGATGGCGTTGGCAACACACATCGAGAGCACTGGATTGTCATTGTGTCGCAATGTGCCGCCGACCGCCGCGCTCTCGAAAGCGTCAATGGCTGGAGACATATCCCGAAACCCTTGGCCCCAAGGGGCAATGCGAAGTCCAGAAGCGCCCTCTTGGTCGCTCGCTGAAAACTCCAGCCGTTCAAATTCTGCTAAGACATTTTCGATGCGCCAGCGGTCATAGGCCAAGGCTACAACCTCAAAGCGCTCAGACAGCTCGATGATCTTTTGAGCAATCACCGCATGAGAGACGATCTTGCCGGGAGGAGCTTGTAGCCACCCCTGCTTGACCCAGACATCGTAAGGCGCACGATCACGCCGAGCTTGGTCAGCGACCAGATCACCCGGCTTCCAAAACCAGCTCTCAACTCGATCGCCATCATCAGCTGACACAGCCACAAGTGCGGCAAGGTCATTGACCAGGGCGAGGTCAAGTCCAAGATAGATCCTCTCGCCCTCAATGAGGCCAGATCCACCGCTGCAGCTGAGCCATGTGCCCCGCGAAATCAGCGGAGATTGAGCCTCGATGCGCTGGTTCAAGCAAAGGTTCCGAAAGGCGTTTTCCTGACTGGGTGCTCGATGAGCCTGCCCAGCCTGAAGGGCTAAGTCTTCACGGGATCGAAACAGATCCAGCGCCGGATTAGCTGCGGCCCATGCGTCCTGATCCATCAGGTCACAATCTTCTGGCGCAGCGTATAGGACCGATATGATCTGAGGATCTTCACCCGTCAGGCCATCATCGAGCCAGACTGAAAAGAGGTCACTGTCAGACCGAGCTTGGGTCGATATCGCAATCAAAAGAGGCGCAGCGTGTGCGCCTTGAGCGGTCACGATGGCATCGACAAACGGGCTTGAAGGGCCCCTGATCTGTCCGACCTCATCGAGAATAGCAAGGACAGGCGATCCGCCAACAGCCGTTGAGGCTTCAGCTGACAGGGCCTCATATTCGACATTCATTGCCAAGCCAGTCAGCCGCTTGGCCGACCACTGGATGTGAACCAGCGCCGAAAGGTCAGGCGACAATTGGACAATCTTGGCAGCGTAGTTGAACACCTCTGCGGCCTGCTTGCGCGACATTGCACCAGAATTGATCCGGCTGTTTTGCTGCGCTTCCGGTCCGACCAGGTGAGCAAGGACGAGACAGGCGATGGTCGCCGTCTTTGAGTTTTTACGGGCGATGGACAGATAGGCCCGGCGCGTTCGGGCTGGGTTGTCATAGACCTTACGGATAAAGTCGGTTTGGAAGTCCGCTAGCTTGATCGGCTTTCCGACTAGCGCCCCTTCAGGAACCCGGCAGTATCTTTCCACAAACGCGATGATGCGCCCTGCCCTTGTGAGGGGCAGCGGTTTAGCCTTCGCCATTATGGTCCTATTGGATGGACGGTCTTGCCAGCAGATCGTCTTGCAGCGGGTTCGCGTCTTCAATGCTTAGGGCGTAATCACGCCGCTTGTCGCGGTCGCGCCGTTCGCCGTGCTTAGACCGCACGTCAATGCCAAGGGTCCGACGCAGGGTGACGATGCGGCGCTGTAAAAGATCCTGCAGGCCCAAAGCCTGTTTGATGTCGTCAAGATCACTTAGCCGATGCTCTTTGAGCGCGATCAATTCAGACTGAGCCATCGCCCTGGCTAAACCAACAGCGATGATCAAATCACTTTCCGACCATTCCGATTTGGCGCGCTCAGCAAGGATCGCATCGAAAAAGGGCCGAGCCTCTTTTGCGAGCTGGATTCCAGCTGGAGGGTCCAAAGGCCGCATCGCTGCAGTCATGACGCTAATGGCACCCTTTGTGGTGTCAATGCGCTGTTTGCGTGCCATTTATGCAACCCTTAGCCATAATCGGCCAAACCCCTGAACTTTGTATTAGGGGTATAAACAAAGACCGGAGCCGCTCCTC